AGTTGGCGAAGTACACCGCAGCAGAGGCAAATGATTCTGCGGTGTGGCCGATGACTGAAAGGCAAGGCCAGCGCATTGCCGAGCTGGAACGCGTAGGACATGCAACGCTCTTGCGCGAGATCGATAAAGACAAGCGCATTTCAGAGCTTGAGGCAAAGATATGTTCGATGAACGATGCGGGGCATAAACTGTTTGACGAAAACAAGCGGCTAAAACATGCAACGCTCTTGCGCGAGATCGGGGAACGGTAAGTGACTGAAGACTTGTTTGCCGCCATGCAGGAGGAATGACACTAATCCTCGGCATGATGATACTCGAAATGAACGACGCGCCGAACTGGCATTATGTGCTGCTAACGGTTATCTGGATCATTCGGAACCATGTTGTTTCTTACTTGGATAGGAGAAGGCGGTGAAAGTTTTTGAAGTATTAACCGAGCACGCAGAAATCGACAGTAAGGAGATCATAACGACGCGCCAATACGTTACGTCCAAAGCTAACACCTTGAAATCAGTCGTTGATCACTTCACTCAATATTGCTTTGAGTACGAGAAAGAATTGAAGTCTGTTCGTGAGGTTGTCGTTATCACGGAACACATAGAGTAACCACCGGCAAGGCCGCTGCGGCGTGGAAAGCAGACACGCATGCTTGGGAAAGTAACTCAGAATGATGCTTCGGCAAGACCGTGGAAATCGAGGGGTAGACCCTCAATACTTTGGAACGGTATACAAAGCGGTATGAAACTTATCATGCAGCTACCTGAGTACACTAGTCATGCCAGATCCACGGTGGAATGGTTCGCGGGTGAACCGCTCTATGATGTTTTCGGCAGACCGATTCGGGCGATTCCCTCCTTATGGATGGACATCGCAGACGGGCGGGCAACCTATACCAGCGACCCAAAACTAATCAGCGTCAACGGTGAGCTTGTACTGGTTCCTGAGAACACTGCTATCGTTTCGGATGGTGCGGTCTGCATGTACCCGGATCATTGGGATACCTCGAAGGAGGAATTCACACAAGTGCTGAAAAAGACCGATAAGATTTGGTTTGTTACGACACAATTTTAAATGTACTGATACACAGTGCCGGTGTATGGGGTGAGGTACACGGCATCGTAAATCTCGAATGTGCCAACAGGGTTGTGTGGGCTGAATGTACCCACCCACTTTCTGGTGTATGGCATCTCGTGCTGGGCGCTGGATGTCGCGGCGTAAGTGTGGCTTGATGTCTTGGTGTACAGTTGGGAATCGACCCCGAGATAATCTAGCCCAAACCACTTTTGTTGGAAGGTGTAGGGTGATCCTCCGCCACCAGCTTGCTTGTAGCTCGCCACATAAACAGCATTCTGGGCATATACTTTGTTCTCGCACCCGCCGCCGTAGATCGAAACATGCAGCCCACTTTCGTTCCAAGTCTGACCCCAGAGGTTGTATTGGACAGTGAACGCCCCGGTGGCAACGGTGTAGTTGTAAGTCCGCGACAGGTCACCATCCTCAGTTCGGTAGAATTTAGCGGTGTGTTGGTATTGAGCCGCGTTACGAGTATAGGTCGAACACAAGGCAACAGACGCGCCGCCCTCATAAATGACATCCTTAGTTATGGTTGCTGTTAGTGCTGCACCACCTTCGCTTGCCTCGTTGGTGCCAGCAACCACCACCTTAGCAATGCCTGCCAGGGCAATCCCAGATGACAAGCCGAGAAAGTTGGGGATCTGGTTGGTTGGCCCGTACAGGTTCATCGCGATGTTCGCATTTGTTGTTGTGAAGAAATGAATCCAAACCGTCGAACCATCCCGACTGATCGACAAATTACCGTGACCACTTGGTGCCTGTATCTGCGCCATGACATTTGCGACGGTGTAACCCCAGACATTCCACGAGGGCAGGTCCGGCGTCCAAGTGAAGGAGTTCACCAACCTTGGCGTGTTGGTGTATGGGTCGTCAGGACGGAATCGTCCAAACACCCCGTCGCACCAAACTTCGATATCAACCCCGGTGCCGGTAACGGTGAATTCTGCGCGCATCAACCAGGTAGCGTCGGTTGAAGGGTCGCAGTATAACCAACGTTCCCACCCGATCCCTGTACCGCTGTCCGCGCCATTGATCGAGCGACTGTGCCCGATGTACTGGCCCCAGGTTCTATCTGTTCCAGCGGATAGTTTAGGCCCGGTATGGGCGTTAGGGTGATGTATAGGGATTGCCGGTCCCCAAGTTGCCCCTGCAGGACGGGTGGCTATTGTGGGATAAGGGAAGGGGCCAAACTCATATACATCGTTGAGCGTGCGACCATGCCAAGGTGAACCAATAGCCTTGATCGGGATCAGCTTGTTCATGCGTCCGGGTCACGATGGACGACCGTTACACCTTGACTGTTGGCGTCCAGGTAAGGGGTTGTCTCAGAGAATTCAAACACGAACAACCCATCTGAACTAGTCAGTTGGAAATAATCAGAGCCGGTGTATTCCTGTTCAGTCAACGGGCTTGCAATACCTGCATCTGTTTCCTCAGAGACCGTCCTAAGCCCAACAACCCTAGCTGCAGGTATCACTGGGGCAGCTGATGCTGTACTAAACGGCTCACGCAGTCGCTTGACTCTGCGCGCGAGAGGTTTTACCGGTATCCCACTCCAATCGCTCATCGTTATACCGCGTACTCATCACCGAGAATATTAATCGTCACATCCACATCGGAAGCTATGCCGCCCGCGGCAAAGTCAACCCGCAAATGAATCTCTTGATTGTTGGCGACCCCGCCGAGAATCGTGTGACTGAGATCAAGAGTCGCCCCGCCCGTTGCCGTTGCAAGCCCGCCAGATGTGGTCGCCAACTTCACGTCGGTGGTCTCCAAATCGTTGCCTGCGTCGGCATCGGCCAATGTGACCTGAACGGGGTCCGTGCCAGGGTTGGTTTTCGCTTGAAGTTTTTTCGTGGCGTCGGTGGACCCAAGGTATATTACGGTGTCCTGCGGAGGCGCCGTGATCGGCCCGATGGTGTCTGTACCTGGTACAAACACCTGAGTCAATGCAGCGTCTTTGTATAATTTGAAGGTTGTTGCCATGACAGTTCTCTATTGGGTGAGCGTAAGTTCGTCGACGGGGATTTCCACATCGATGTTCTGCGCGGCGGGTAGTTCGAGTGCCGTGACGGCACCCCCTGAAATTTCTGGATATTCGACCGTAAACTCATCGGGGTAAAGGATCGTGTCAGGATTCACCGGGTCTGTTGCGAAAGGCTCTGTCTCAGTGGGGTCGAATATCCAGTTGGTGAAATACCCTTGCTCAGTGCCGGTCAGCACTGGCACATCATTCCGGCCGCCAATGTGTGTTTCGAGTGCCATCGTGGTCGGTATTCCCGTCTCAGTCGTAGGCACGGGTGGCGTATCCGGCGTCAATGGGGATGACGACACCAGACCGGTGCCCTCGTGCCTGGACAACGCAAGTGTGATCTCAGAGACCGCATCACCGGAGTCAATGTCCCATACGTCTTTAATGACAGCGACCTTCCCCTTCACCGTTATATGAGCAGACACCGCACGAACTGTGTGAGTCAGGTTGATCAAGGGTTGATACGGCACAACCATCGACGCCTGGTTCTGACGATGAGCAGAAAGGATGTCACTTGAGGCAGCCGCGATCATCACAGCGCGGGCATTGTTGGAGGCCACACGGCCAGTCAATTCATCGTCTGTCGCCTCTTTGCCGACATCCCCGAGAATGTAATTCCCGTCCACCACCCCGCCCCCAACGTCAGCGTATCCGCTGGCGGCCGGATTATCAGTGCTGAAGTCCAAAGCATCGGTCCATTCTTTGAGATCTTCATCCACCTCAAGTCGATATGACTCTTTAGCTTCCACCACCCCGTTGCCGGCGATCGACTGATCGGCAGACAACACAATGTTGTATTTCTCGGTGACGGTCTGTGTCCATCTCTTCGCTGCCTTCCATGATGCACCCATGCACAACGCTTCGTTGTCAGCGTCCTCAAGCAAAGCCCCAAGCTGCAGGTCACCCCATCCGATCACCTTTTGAGAAACAGGACCGATCGAAAACGGGAAACACCGGTAGTATCCGGCCGGTGGGAGGTCCACGTAAGAGATCTCGCCCTGGACGGTCCAACCACCCCCATTCGCAGCAGACTCGACCATACGACGCTGACAGAGCGTGTAACCGTTGGTCAGAAACTCACAGAATGTCTGGTGCGTCTGCCAAGTGACCCCCATTGTGCGCTGACGCTTGCGTTTGAACCTGAAGTCGAAAGTGATATCGACCGTGTTCAACAGATCACGCCGGGTGCCGGGCTGGTACGGGCCGCACTCAAACATCTCATCATCGGTGAAACTGTAGTCAGCAGTAGCTTTGGCCGCCCAGTCGGAAATTATGATCCCGTTGGGCGAATGCCACATCGAGGCGGGTGTCGTTCGCATCCGGTCACTGGCGTAATCCCAGCCTTGGGCACCCTCATCGAACACGTAGGGCGACCAAGTTGCGTCAGGAGTAAGTACGTCAATGGCCGACCTGTCCATCCCATCGATGACACCTTGCAGGTCGGTTGTGCACTGCACAAATAGTTCACCAGAGGCAGAATCATACAATGGGTCTGAGATGATCCCGATGAACCTCGGCGCCTGGTACAGCACCGTGCCACTGGCTTGCATGTCGATAAAGTCAATTCGTACCCGTGACCCGATGTAGTCAGAAGGCGTGACTGTGCCGGTGGTCGGAATCAGAGTAAAGAAAGCGAGCGAACTGGCATCTTCGCTCTGTTCAACCTCCACCTTGCCGGTGAGACGGGCGGAATAGTCAACCCCGTCAATCGTCAAGTTGACAGACCATTTCCCAGACGCCCGATTGATCAACGTGTCATCAATTGGAATCGCTTCAATTGGCAGGGATAACGACACTGCCTCATGTGTGTAGAGTTCGATTTCCGCATCAAGCTCAACCGCACGGGTGTTCAACTCAATTGCCGCGTCAAGGTCGATCTCTTCTGATATCTTCAACTCAATTGGCGCAAACAGGCTGACAGGGGGAACCGTGTTCAGTTCGATCTCCACCTCTATATCGACCGCATCAGGTGTTGATGGTGGCGTCAGTCCGAGTTCGGCGTTGTGTGCCGCTAGCCGGGTTTGGCTTAGGGCTGTTGAATAGGTAATGAACTCATCAATTAGCGGGTTGTCTGTCTTGAATTGGTCAGGAAGACTACTGGCAACTAATGGGTTGTGGTCGCCGTTGACGTAAAACATCGACGCCAGCGGGCCGGAATTGGACCCATTAGCAAAATGCGACGTCATGGCGGCGGGGGTGGCTGATACGCTACCAACCTCAACACCATTCAAATACAGCTTAGCAGTTCCGACACCATCATAAGTGACCGCCAGAACATACCACGTGCTAACAGACAACAGTCCAGTTGCAGACAGAATGCTGGTTGGCCCTGACCAGGAGACAGCGCCTGTTGATTGAGTTGCTAGGAAACTACTCGAGTATTGGAATCCAGCTTGATGGTATACCTCTGTTCTATTGACTAGGGTGGCTGGCGTTTTAAACACCACCTCAACAGTGAAGGCTGTTCCACCCTGGCATACATTGCCAGCTCCAGGGGTAGAATAAAAAGCAGCAGTGAAGGCTGTCTGGACAGCATCATTGGCAGCCACAATCCCGGTCGTAAGGGTACCAGATGATGAATAAAAATTGGTTGATGCTGACTGAAACTTGTGCCAATAACTCGGGCTGTCAGCAGTGATCTCTGTTGCCCAGGTCATCAGATCTCATCCGCCGTAAGCGACCACCCAAAGATCGGCCCGTGTGCGGGCTTATCTTCAGACGGAGTGTCGACATGACACACAATCTCGGGGAAATACACGGCCTGGTATATAGTCGCCCCAGACACAGGTGTCAAGATTGCGTTGTCTACGGACATTGACACAGGTGTGGATATCCATTTGTCTCCAACCAACGCACGCCCATAGGGCTCAGAGTCCGTATCAGTTCGGCGTGCGGAGGGTAGGGCAATGGTGGTGCTGGCCGAAAGAATCCCACGGTGTTTGATGCACGAGATCGTAACCGAGCCGTCATAGTTCACGGACCCAAGGCTGGCCGGGATCAGGCCACTGCCCGTGATTGAGGTGCGGAGTTTCCCACTGTAGGTCACACGCTGCCAGCCGCCCCCACCAAGAAACCGCCGCTTTGACTTAGCCTCGATCGCTTCGTACCGTTGGCTGATGTTGGTCATGGCATACACGGGGACGGTCACCCCGCCCACAATCAGTTGGCGCACCGTGTCACTCATGCCCTGGTTCCCCGTCTCATGTTCTCTCTGTTGAGTGCGGAGCGGAGATCCCCGACCCCGCCACCCGAAATAGTTGCTTCGTACTGCTGACCGTTAAGGTTGAAGATTATCGGCGCCCCGGTTGCTGCAGGGGAGGATGCACCCGGCACCCTGACAGCCCCACCACTGGCGAACCGGGGCATGTTCATACGGTTGAGTCTATCTAGGAAATCAGCCCCGTAGTGGCGCACAGCGGCAGCCCTGACCACATATTCGCCGTTACTCAACCAGGACAGGATCGAATCACTGGTCCCGGACCCCGGTCCAGCGATGTACCCGCCGGACGCATTGTTCGCAGCAGCCTCACCCAGAGCAGCCCCCGCAGGTGTTGCTGTTGCCACGGGCAACAGCAGAGTCGGCAGCTGGTTGATTGCATCTTGCACCAACGCATGTGTGCGTTTGGCAGCGGCAATAGCCTGCTCGTCGTTTGTCTCAATGGTGGCAAAAGCGGGGTTTTGATCTAAGAACTTCTGCCATATCTCAGGGTAGGGCTCAACGACGGCAACTGCTTCTTGTTCATCGATCTGAATCGCATCAATGTCAATGTCACCAGCGGCATCACCCAGTTCCTTTAGCTTGTCGAGTTGAATGGTGAGATACCCAGTTGACACCTCGCCCGACTTACCCAGGGCATCAACTAGAAGTTTAGCCCTTTCAAGCTTCTGAACGGCATCGTCCGCATCACCACGCTCAATATCTTGACTGATCTCACCCCTCAGTCGGTTGAGTTCGAACACACTGCCCGACACACTTTGATCTTCAATGTCGGTCAGTTGTGGTCCGCTCAACCTTCTCGACAGTTCTTCTATGTCAGCGACAACTTTACGTCGACGTTTCTCAATCGATGTCAGTTGCTCGTTCGCAATCTCTTGCTGCTTGATGACATCTTTGAGTAATTTAGGGACTCCGGTTGCATCCCTGGAAGATATAGCGTTGAGTTCTTGAATTGCGTCTTTTTCTTCCTCTACTTGTTTTAGGAACTGAATCCGATACTTCTCAACCTTATCAGACAATTCATCGTATTCTTCTATCTTCTTTTGCAGGGCTATCCCCAGCAGACTTTTCTGAGACTCCCCTGTTCTGCGAAACCTGTCCTGGAGAACATTCAACTCGTTACCGAGTTTTTTCAACGCATCATCACCGGCTGCCAATGTGGCTACCTCTTCGGCCAACCTTGACTCAAGTAAACTTTGACCCAGTGCACTCAAAGAATCCCCAGTTTCATCCGAAGACTCTTTTATTTTACCAAGACGATCATTGAATTCTTCAGCAGCCTCCGCACCAGTCTTAGTTTGAGTGTCGTAGTAAGCAATTGCAGTACCAAGGGCAAGGATTGCCGTTACCGCAATACCGACGGGACCACCAAGAAACAAGACCGACGCATTCAACGCGCGCATTGCGATGGTGGTTCTGACAGCCGATGCAGCAACAGCGTTGTTGGTAACTATCAATTTTGCATCGGCAGCAACGCGAGCATTCACGGCAGCAACGTGCTTCAGGTTCAGTTGATTGATCGTCCTTTCGAGGGCAACCCTCTGTCCTCCCACAACCCCCAACGTCTTAGCAGACTCCAAGGTGGCACGCTCTGAAGCAAGTTGAGTTGCAATCCTTGCTTCTGTTGCCGCTGCCGCACGAAACTCATCAGTCGCCACCTGGCGTAATGATATAGATTTTGCCTGGTCGGCTTTAATGGTTGCGACGGTTGCTTTTGCATCGTCTAACTTTTGCACCGTGGTCTTTGCCAGAGACACGGCAAACTGGTTGGTCAGGAACGCAACAACGGCACCCCCTGACACAACAACCGCTGTAGCAAAGTCTTCAAAGTTATCGGCCAAAGCCTGGAACGCGAGCGCAATGTCGCGGGTGATGCCGAGTTCTTTGTTCTGCTCACCGACGAACCGCTCAAACTCGTTCTGCAACTGTGTCAGCGACCGGCCGACTGTCAGCGGGAGGGTGTCGAACTCTTCGTTGATCTTCTCAGCTTGCGGCAAGAAATTCTTAAAGAAAAAATCAGTAGTTAATTTTCCCTCGTTAGCAAACTGACGTAGTTCGCCGGCTGTCTTACCGGTAGCGTCCTTCAATCCAAACAGGATACGGCGACCTTGTTCGGCGATACTGTTGAACTCCTGGCCGCGAATTTGACCGCTTGCCAGGGCTTGTGTAAGCTGAAGGGTTGACGCTTTCGCTTCCTGCTGGGTGGACCCGGATATCAGGTAGGACTGGTTGAGTGCTTTGGTGACTTTTAAAAGGTCTTCAGAAGTTGCACCAATCTCCTGAGTCGACGCAGCCAGGTTGCCGTAGATAGCGGCAGTCTGCTCGTATGTCGTGAAGGTACTCTGGGCAATCTCGAAAACTTCTTTCTGGACGGCAGCGAAGTTTTCCGTTTCACCGGAGAGAAGTTTCAGTCGTGATGTTGTGAGCGCATAACCGTCGGCGAGGGCAGTGAGTTGCGCCAAACCACCGATACCGAAGTTGATGCCGGCAAGTGCGATCGCCTGGTTGCGAAGGTCACCAAGGGTCGTCCCGATTCCCTTGAGTTCCTGTTTCGTTTTTGTGAGGGCACCCTTGGTCTCATCTTTTGCGATGATCCTTAAAACTGTTCTCAGGTCAGCCATCGCTTTCTTCCTTCAAGTTTTCTATGGCCGCCAGATACAATCCCCACGGGTAATCGAGTACGTTAGGATGTCCAGCCCGCGCTACGGTTGCAATGGCTCGGTCGAGACCTTTGACCGCATCAGTTCTACCGCCCCGCTCAGGCGACGGTTCATGTCGAAAAAATCGGGGTTTACCTCCCGGCATACGTCCGCGAGTTGCTTGATCTCAGAAGGTCGCCATTCATCCAACGACTCGACGGCAACCGTTGACATTGAACACAGGACTATGAACGGCGTGTCTTCGATCAGCCAGTTTGCCAAAGGATCACTTTGATCCTCGGCGGTAGCCTTCGCCATTTCTCGGACTTGAGCCACTGTTAGCTCATGGACGGTGACCTCCTTGTCACCGATCTTTGCGACTTTCTCAAAAGCCATTATGCAGGCACACCATCAACGTAGACCTGCTCGTAACCATCACGGGTCAGGATGTTGAGGTCAAACACCGCCGTCATCGCATTGTCACGATCCTTGAACGCAAGGTCGCCATTGGGTGCCAGTTCGCACTGCGGAATGTAGACCTCGCGGTTGTCACCCGTGGTGTTATCGGCAACGAACCGCAATGCGCCACGGATGGCACCGGAACCGGCTGACTTCACACGCACACGACTGTTGGCGACCGGGGTGTAGTCAACCTCGATGTCGGTGTCGTCAGCGATACCACCACCGACTACGATATAGATCCGGCCTTCGTCGGCGTTCACAACATAGTCGGTCGTCACGGTGTACGGAGTACCCCCACCGTCTGGTTCAACACCTACGGCAGTTACGTTCTTTACACCGGTTGGATTTGAAGTGCTTGCGCCCAACTGGTAGTAGCGACCCTGTTGGGCAGCAGTAATATCTTCAGCAGCAACGGGGGTTGCGGTCTGAGTGACAGTTTCCGATTCGCCCTGGACAAAGCGGACAAACGAATCGTCGTCCATCGACTTAGTGGACACTTGCCCACCACGGGTAACCTTCTTCACCAAGCTTACCAACGTCTCGGCAACCGGCGTATCACAGGAATCGATTTCGGTTTTTTCAGTCGTGACGTTGAGCGTCAGACTGCAAGTTTCCGGCCAATACTTCTCACCGGTCAGATCACCAGCGGAGTCTTCCGGGTCGAAGTACACATACCCGGCGCCCAGCACAAGGTTAGTCGTTACAGTTTGGGGTGAACTCATCTCTCAGTCCTCAATTATTACCGGTGAGTACCAGTCCAGTTGAAAAAAGCACCGGGAACTCACCGAACCCTGGTGCATAAATTGGGGCGCCCCGTCCCACATAAACCATCGGTTTAAACCCATCAAGGCGCGAACCTCCAAGTGTCGGCCGCCACCCAATCAATGCAGACATCACATCCGCCACGATCACACCGGCTTTATTTGCCGTCGTGTCGACATCGGATGGGTCGGGGGAGTGGTCAACCAGCACCGACACGATCCAATACTGCGTTTCTACCTGATACCCTTCACAACCTGGGTCAGTGATCTCTGCCTCATCAGGCATGACGTAAATCGACGGCAACGGTGGGTGTTTCCGACCCGCGACCTGTGCCTGGTACTTAGCAAATGAGCCTACATCCTGTATGCCTGCAATTTCAGCCAAAAGATGCTCTATCAAGGCAGTCTCTACGACGAAGGGATTCACGTTGCTCATGCTCTACTCTTTTTCTCAAGTTCCATCGATAACTCTTTCGCCAAGAGGTTTTTGAGGTACATCCCGACACCTGGTCGCATCTGTGCGACAATTTGTGCTACCGGGTCGAGGTTCACCGTCTGCTCGACCAACGCGGGCTTGCCCGTCCGTGTGCGCCTATTGGGGTCACGCTTGAAGATCCCCTGGTAGCCGGATTTAAAAGTCGCAACGAACGCACCAGGGAACCGGTGCTTCCCGACCATTGGAGCCTGTCCCCGCTTCCACTTGCGGATCTTACCGACGTAATGTGATTTGACCGGGTTGTAGCCGGCGTAAATCGACGCCTGCGAACTTTGCTTGCCTGCCTTCAGGTCACGCCTGTAGACCCGCTTGCCCCGCGGGAAGTCTATCCCCCTGGCAAGTGCCTTCTGTTGCACGCCGGCCGCAGCAGCACCCCGTCGGATGATCTCTCGATTCGCATACGTGACCGTCTTGCGCACAGCGCGGTTGGCCGCAGCCCGGATCTTCGGTGAAAGCGTGGTGAGGTGGCTAAAGATCCGCTGGATCTCTTTTTCGGACGCATCGATGTAGACGGGCATCAGAGTTCACCCCTGACATACACATACGTCATGCAGAACCCGTCATCTACCGGATCGGTGACCACGGTGAACGTTTTCCCGCGCACCGTCACGGTCTGTCTTGCGACGATGGTCACGTTCTCGATGTCCAGATTCCGCATCATCAGGTACGGGCGCGGGCGCGGGCTTTCAGCGTTCCCTATGACTTGGTCAGGCGCGGGCCATTCGAGGATGGCTTTAACCTCGTCCTGCGCCCCCGTAGGGTCAAAAATGACACCCTCACCAAAAACCCTAACAAGACTTGAATTCAAGCGAGACTGACTGCGGCTATAGGCAGACCAAGGAAAACACACGGGGAACAAAGTGGAAAAATAAGCAGAGTCGCTACCAGATTCAGTAGCAACCATCTGCCCAAGAATGTCTGCTTCGCGGCTGGAGAAGTAGGCAGAGTCAACCCCTGTCTCTTGAGCCGCCATGTCACCTTGTACGGTGACCAACCCCGAAAACGCGGCTGTATCGCTGCCAGATTCCTGCGCTGCCAAGTTACCAACGATGAACACTTTTCCGGTGATAGAAGCGACATCCGCCGCGCTTTCCTGTGCAACAAGAACACCAGTAATAACCGCTGGGACCGTGCCTGAAATCGCCGCAGTATCAGCGCCTGTTTCTTGAACAGCCAGCGAACCGGCAACCTTGACTGTGCCAAGAATGACGCCTGTATCGCTTCCGGCCTCTGTAACGTCAAGCGTGCCAACAATCGGCACATCGCCATCACCGACTATCGCTGCCGTATCTGCGCCGGTCTCTTGGGCTGACAGCGTGCCGGATACGTGAACCTGCCCCGTGATAGCGGCAACGTCTGCGCCTGACTCAATCGCTGAAAGGTCGCCAATTACTTCAACGGTTCCGGTTAGCGCTGCGCTGTCTGTGCCTGTCTCCTGCGCCGCTAACGTGCCCGAAACAGTAACGCTGCCGGATATATCCGCACTGTCTGCCCCGGCCTCTTGGACTGACAGCGTGCCAGCAACAAGCACGCTGCCTGTGATTGCTGCAGTATCTGCCCCGGCCTCTTGTGCGGCCAAGTCGCCTGTAACAGGCACTTCGGCAAACCCGCTAAAGGCTGCGGTATCGCTGCCTGACTCCTGTGCAGAAAGATCGCCAGCGACCGGAACCGACCCTGTTATCGAGGCGCTATCACTGCCTGATTCTTGCGCTTCAAGATCGCCGCTTATGCCGCTGGATACATACTCGTAAGCACCAATACTGTATGTGGCCGACCGTGAGTTCCCGGCGATGTCGTAAGCCAGCTGGGGATAAGTACCGCTTAAATCTGTACCAGCATCATAAATGTCGGCACCAGTGCCCTTTACCGAATAATCATCTGATCCGATTGCAGTGTAATTGTCAGTGTCTGTTATCGATGTGACGCTGTTGGAGCCAGTTATAGATGAGTAGTCCGTTGCATTGTAATCAGACCCGGCGCCCTCGTTATACACCGGATCAGACGAACCGTTACAGTTTGTAATGATGTTGTTTTTAAAGGGCGTTACAGAGCGAACCAGTACGCCGTAGCTGGTCATATTATCAAAGGTGCAGTTGGCCGTCGGCACCTTGTCAGACCCGCGATACTGATTAATGAATAGCGAGTTCAGAACAATGACATTGGTAGCAACGTTGTTACCAATAAGCGACTTCGACGTATAACCGCCACCAACAAAAATGCAGGCGTTTAGTACAGGGTTGTCTGCGTAATACGTGACCTCGTAGCACTGCATCCCGACCGCATCAATCTGCCAACCATCGAGGTCAACCCTAGCGTAGACTGGGCGAATACCCGGATACGCATGCGAGTTAGCTTCCGCGTAAAAACCACCATACGGTGAACCACCATGCCCTTCGCCGTCGGCTACGCGAAGGGTTACGTAATTTGTGTCGTCGGTTTCCCAGCCGTGAGCCTGCTTGACCTCTTCCCCGGTCAGTTGATGACCAGAGGCCCAATCGTCAAAAGCATCTAAATAAGCATCATCACCGCTCGTTGTTAGATCAAACGCTTCTGCAGCAGACCATGTGCTGACATCCGTATAGGTGGTTGACTCGTACCCACTCGGCGCGGTGCCGTCAGTTGTCAGTGCCCACTTATAGACAGCCATTAGTCCGCATCCAATTCAATAGCTGGGATTGCTATCTTCAGAAAATCCACTTCTGATAACGTCGACTCAAGGGCTGCATTGTCAGTAAACCAATCCAGGCTTATCAATCCACGATGGAACCTATATCCGTACAGGTCTGACAGTTCAGGGACTTTGATCACCATCAAGCGGCCATGCCATCGGGCGGGCTCTTCCTGCTCTATGAATCGCGTATAACTTTCACCCGTGCCCCATGCCGCGCCATCAGTGCGCACTGATATGATCCGCCCGGTGTTGGTTGCTACGCAGAATTCCATCAGGTCAAAATTGCGTCTACTGCGATGACAATAGTGGCAACGTCTGCCGCCTCGATTGGCGTTACCGCCTGCGCCTCTGGGTAGGTCATATCCCCGCCAGCAGCATTAGTGGTCGCTTTGAGAGCAGCGGCAATCTCGCCATACTTTCTCAAGGTTGCTTTGTGGATCGGGCCAAGAGTCGCAAGCGCAGTCTTGCCGGTATCAAGGTTTGCTTTCCAGGTCGGAGCGGCGTCAATATCTCCGCTGTCGATCAAACCCTTGACCCTGGTATGCAGATCAATCAAGTTGCCGAAAAACCTCTCAAGCTGAGCGAAATCAACACCCGGTTGCTGTATGACAACCTTAAATTTGTTCAGTGATGCAGGGATTTGCCGACCCTCTCGCCATGCGCGCTCTTCTGCAATGTGCTGCGGTGGTGTTACTAAATCAGGCAATGCCATTATCGTATCCTCAAAAATCTCGGTAAATCACAAAGCCATCGTTATCCGATATGCCGATGAAGACTCCAGGCATTACTACATCCCACTTGGAGTAAACTTTATTGTTGCCTGTCGAAAGATCATCGCCGAGGGCTTCAAACCTTGTAAATTCTCCTGTGTGCGTGTCATAGCGAAGAATTCCATTGGTGCCATCCCATCCAACAACAATGCCTTCAGAAACAGCAAGGCCATATTCGGCAGGCCATTCCGGCGCTGGGACTAGCTCAGTCACTGGGCTAGCCACGCCATCAATCGCTAAGTTGACGTGATTAAGTACGCCGTAAGGTGAGGTCACATAAACGTC